ACGCTTGCCAGCCTTTGCCCTGCTCGTCCCAAGTTGCACCCTTCTTATCGACTTCGTGCCTATCGAAAAAGGCTTTCATCCTTTTGACTGTATCGGGCGAGAGCTTCACCCCATTCATCAAATCCCTCGCCCTAGCGATGCCTACTGGGGTCATTCCTCGTTGGCTAGCTGGTTTGCCTTCCCGCACATCTAAAGCCCTTTTAGCGGCCTCCCTAGCTCCTTGTGGTGGGGTAAAATCAATCCCATCATACTTTGCCAACTCAATCCCACCCATCATTCCCTCGATGAGCATCTTGATGGATGCGGGGTCGAGGCTTTCTAAAACTTCTAAACTACTTTTTTTTTGAGTTGTGCCAGCGGGGGCGGGTGCGGGGGGTGTGGGTTCTTGGGGGGTCGAGCCTCCCGAAGTATCCCCGCCTTGGTCTTTTCCGATCTGTTGTTTCTCTTCCTTGGTCGTAGGAATAGTTGTTCCAACATTGACCCCAGCGATGATTGCCCTTGCTTGGTCTGGGCTGATAGTTGGGAAGGCCGCCGTAATAATGGAAACCGCACCCTCCTTGGAAACTGCACCCATAGCAACCGCATTGATAACATTGATAAGCGAGGCCACTTGAGCACCATTGAGAGAAGCTGTGCCGAGCATATCCGCATCGCCCTCTTGTCCCTTCGGTGATTCCTCGCCCTGCTCGATGGGCTTGGCTTGGGCTTGGTTGGCTTGCTTCATTCCCTCAAGCGAGATGTCGGAAATCGTGTCGGGGGTCACATCGTATTCATCGGCCAAGTCTTTAACTAGCTTCGCCTCAATCGCCCTCTGCCTCATAGCACTCTCAAAGTCTTGGCCTCTCTCTGCGTAGATATCGGCGGCAGTTCGGAGTCCTGTCTTGAACTCGGAGATTGCCGAGGCCGATTCCCTGCCTAAATCAATAGAGACATTAGCCCCGAAATTAAAAATGCCCTTGGTCGTTCTCGTTCCAACATTGTTCTCGATCAATCCCCTGGAGACTGCGTCTGCAATCACGATGTTTTTGATGGGTCGAAGAACCTTGTCATCAATCAATTTCTGGTATCTGCGGAAGGTTCGGCCTGCTTGTTGCATTTCAAGTCGGGCGGTCGGGCCACTCATAGCGGAGGGGTCTACTGCGAATGAGTAAGGGATGCCAAGGCCGAGGCAAATGTTCCGCAAAAGAATCTTATGAAACTCGGCAAACGCTCCGCTTGGTCGGCTCGGGCCATCGGGGAAAACAATATCCTCGCCCGGTTCAAGGTAGGAGATTTTGCCCGATTGGATTGCCTCGAGCTTGATCGTATTGCCATTCACATCCTCATCATTCGTAAGCGAGGAGAGGTCGGAGGCATTGTTGTTGTTTCGTTTCACGATGCCAGATTGTGAGCTTGCATTTTTGGCGGCCATCTTCTCGAAGTTGATTATATCGTAGATGTCCGTGCAATCGTTAATAGCTGTATGAAAGGCACTTACTCCCCGATACTGGTCAATGCGGAGTGGGTCAAATAGGTGAAAGGCTTGGCTTGAGGGGATAGTGGCTTGGTAGGTGTAGAAGTCCCCGATGCTTCTATTGAAAATATCGTAGGCGGTGGGTGCTCCTGTGTTCCTGTCGATGTGGATGCCTCCGATGAGGTCAAGGCTAGTATAGGTGCGGAAGGGGTCGCCAACTCGGTCTGCTTCGATGCCTTGGATTTTTAGGTTGCCATCTCTGTCTCGGACTAAAACGAAAAGAAAATCACCATCCCGGAGCATCGACATCATCGCCACCTGCATAAGCGTTGAGCCTGTGTGCCGTGTGGTGATGTCGCACTTGTCCCACCACTCTGCCCAGTAAGCCTCGACATCGGTATTGACTTCGGGGTTCTCGGTTCGGGCTTGGTAGGAGATGTTGGCGGCGGTGTGACTGGCGAACTTCATTAGGATGCTACGAACTAGGCCAACATTCTCTGCCAAGTCCCTCGCCCTTTTCATCAATTCTACTCGGTCATAGTTGGAGCGATAATCTTCTGCACCAGAAAGCGAACTCGGGCCTTTGCGTTCCCTGCTATATTTCACCGCATCGTAGGAAAAATTGACTAGCTTCTGGCGAGCCACTAGCCGATCTACTGCCCCTTGGGGGTTAAGAAAGGCAACCGCCTTGTCTATCAGATTGAGGGAGGCTTTCTTCACGAGAAGTTGGCGTAGGTGGTTCGGATACGAGTGCCGTTAGCTGATTGTATGGCTAGGGTTAGCTCTGCGATAGTATCACGGACTTCCCCAAGATTCGCCCTCGAAAAAGAGCGTCCCGCTATCGAATAGCTCGCACCCGCCACCGCTATCGCTTCAAGACAAGTGATATATTTATCACGCAACGAAGTTAGGGTGGCGAGGGGTAGCCCAAGAAAATCACCCTTCGCCATTCACCTCCTCCTCTGTCAAACTTGCGGGCGAGACTTTTAAGCGACCATATAAAGCCGCACCCACGATGTTCATACATTCGCAATCCATTAAGTGATTATGCTTCCCTACTTGCTTCCATACAAGCCTTTCCCTGCCTGTCATGGGGTTTTTAACCCGCACCTTTGCCTCGGCTTCGATATGCACCCGCCAAACATCAGGGGTATCTTGAGCTATGTAGCCGGGTTCTTTCAAAAGGTTGGAGAGGATGTCTTTGAATACTGGATTGCTCCACCGCCATACTGGGCAGAACTTCCACTTCCACCCTGCCTTCGATTGAACCGCCTTTCCGCTGAATGGGTCGCCATTAGAGATTCGAGCGTAGGGGCGTTGGAGTTTTTGCTCGCCCACAATCTCGGAGAAGCTAGTGCGGTCTGACCCGACCAAGGCCATCCAGCCGTTCTTGCAGCAGTTAAAATATACATCTCGGGTTTGATCGCCCGAATCGCAGAAAACGCACTTTGATTCCACCCCGAACTCCTCTGCCTTGGCTTGGATGTCGCCCCAAGTTTCCAGTCGCCCAGCCCACACTAGCCTAGAGCGTCCATCCAAATCCCAAGCCCTCACAACACACCAAGCGTGGAAGCCCCCCGCCTCTTGAATATCACAAGCCATAATCAGCTTCTCGTTCACTCTTACCTCACCCATCTTGTAATCGCCCGCAACGATCTCCATCTTCTCTGATTCGTGTTCCATCCAAGGCTCGGCTAGAACTCGGTTCACGAAGTCTTGTAGGCCGATGATTCCGTTGTGTTTGTCTTGCAGAAACTTTACTGCCAATGCCCCAAAGCTAACCCAAGGGGCATAGAGGCCGTTGAGGTGATAGCTTCGGCGGTTCGGCTCTCCTTTTAGATTGGTTGCCCTCCACTCCCCCTCTCTCAACATCTTAGTTTTTTGTCCATCGGTAATCTTTCCCTTGCACTCCTCGCACTCGTAATAGGTCGAGGATTTCACCAGCTTAAAATCATAAACCCCATCTTCGATCTTGGCGGCCTCGTCCCACTTCACTTGTCCCCAGATTAGTTTTTGTTTTACGCCACAATGAGGGCAAGGCACATAGTAGAAACGCATATCCCCTTTTTGCCATTCGCTCCAAATGATTGAGTCGGCGGTTGTAGGCGTGCTGGTTGCTATGATTAAATGATTGGGGTAGGTGCTAACTCTAGCCTCTGCAAGTTGAACTGGGTTCGCCTCTCGCCCCGCCCCCGCCTGATCTGGGAACTTGTCCACCTCATCCATACAAAGCAACGCAATCGAGCGACTAGAAAGAGCCGAGGGGCTTGTGCCAGCCCACCACACCGAGCATCTTTTGAAATGTTGCTCTAGGATTTTGATCTTGTCGGTGTTGTCTGGTTTCTCTTTGGCTAGGGCTGGGCAATCGTCCACCATAGGAAGCCAGCGGGTTTCGGTAAATGATCTTGCAAGATGCTCCGAGGGCATCACCCACAAGGCGGGGCAAGGTCGTTCCGCTATTCGATACGCTAGGCCAGCTAGAATCGTTGTGGTCTTGCTTGTTTGAGCTCCCCATACCAACACAACCCTACGAATCGAATCATCGCCAAAAGCCTCTAGTGGTTCACGGACATAGGGGGTGAGGTTGGTTGAATAAGCTCCGGGTATGTTCGTTACTCTTGCGGAGAGGGTTAGGTTTTTCTCTGCCCACTCTGGAATTGAGAGGTGTTCTCTTGGCTCAAACAAGAGGCGAGCAAAGCCCTTGGCCTCCTCGAGTTGGTTCATCTCTTCACCAAATAATCTTTAGCATACGCCCACGCTGGGTTCATATGGATTCTATGATGGCACTCGAAACACACCGCCAAGAAAAACTCAACCTCATTTAGCCTATCCCCAAACCTCCCTCGCCTATGATGAACTTGGCTCGCCATCTTGCCCCCGCATACTTGGCAGACTGGATTGTTGCCGAGGAACTTCTCCCTTACATCACGATAGACTTCGTTCTGGCCTTTTCTCTTGGCAGATACTCGGCGTAGTTTGCCCCCTCGTTTGAGTGGGGTTTTGCGTTTAAGGGGAGAGCGTTTCATTTTTTTAATGATGGAAAGTAAAAGAAGGTATAGAAAAGAATGTAAAGGCCGTCCATCCAATCGAATTTGGTTAGCCCAAAACTTTTGCTTATTACGATAAGAAGGAAAAGGGGAGTGCAAAGCCATCTGCAAAGCCTATCTAGGATTTTATCTAAGCGTTTCATCGGTCGTCAAAGTAAGGAAGAACTATGCCTAGAACTGCGATGGCGACTAGGAGAATGAGGAAACACTCATTCATATTTCTTCGTCTCTATATACATATTGCATTCTTAGCTTGGCCTTTACCCTCCTCAAGAGAAGCTTCGCACTATCTTCTGGGTGATTGGCTCTCTCCCATCCTTTAGCTATAAATACTTTTTTCACATCCTTATGGAGTAGCGTGTGATGCAACACATCCAGCTCAATTAAATTAAGTGCGTAATCTGCTTGAGTTGTTTTTGGTCTTTTCATTTATGCCTTCTCCTTTTTTTGCGTATTTAATTTTAATTCTCATGTGTTCAACATCGCAATCGAGTTCATATTCCCAGAGTTCTTGCTTGGTCATACCTAAAAGCTGTTCGGTTGTAAGGCTGGCCTTATAGAAATATTCCAACCACTCTTTTGACTCGCCCTCTAGTTTCATTTGAACGCTCCTTCTGCTTTCTGGATAGTCACAAATATTTGATCGATGCCCTCTTGAATAGCTCTCTTGGCACACTCTGGGTCGGATGGGTTTGCCCTAGCGGCCAAGCTCGAGGGCATTGCATCCATTAAGTTTCTAATTGCTCCTAGCCATTTGCCAAACACTTCCCTCACCTCGTCCATGCGAATCGTTACCCTGTTCACCTCTTCCCACCGGGCGTGTTCCATTTCGGCTTCGGCCACTCGCTTTTTTGCTTCGCCCCATCCTTGAACCGCTGACCTCATAGCAACTGGGTTTTGATTGTTTGCCGCCGTAGCGACCAACGAGTAGGCAACTACCTCGGCTTGCTTCGCTCGATTCAATCTGCCAAGCGAGGTTTTCGATTTGTATGACTCTGCATCCGAGTCCTTCAATG